GTTGCTGCCGAACTTGTTGGCGTTGTCGCTCATGTCGACCATCGCCGTGTTGGCCACATCAGCAGCGGCCTCGGTGTCTCCACCCAGACCCTGGAGGAGCGCTGCGGAGAAGCTGGTGACCTGCGACATGTACTCGTTGGCGCTCAGGCCAGCGGTCTTGTAGGCGTCAGCTGCGTACTGCTGCATCTTGCCAGCGGAGCTCTTGAACATCGTCTCGATACCGCCGACGTTCTGCTCATACGCTGCGTACGCGCTGACTACGCCTGCGGTCAGCGCTCCGCCCGCTGCGACAGCGGCAGTGGCGAACCCAGCGAGCGCCACACCAGCACCCTTGAGTCCGCCACTGACCATGCCACCCAGCTTGGAGTCGGCCTTGCCAGCTTCGTCACCGACACCGGCGAGTCCCTTCTGGACATCGCTGGCTCCGTCAAGCGAGAGCTTGATCCGGACGTCGTTATCAGCTGCCATTGTCGTCTCCTTTCTAGCTGAGGTTTACTCGGGGGTCGGGAGCCGTTCACCCTGGCCCTGTGAGAGCCAGTAGATGCCCATCCCGGGGTCAGGGCCGGAGCCCTTCATGTGGGAGTCGATGGCACCCTTGTTCTGGTTCCTCCACATCTCCTGCCCGTGTGCGATGGCCTGCATCGCGGGGCAGTCGAGGCTCCAGGCAGTGTAGTCTTCGACTGTCTCTTCCCGACCGAGTCTTGAGTTGTGAAGGTGCTGCGAAAGCGGCCTGCCGCATCCGGGGCACTTGGTCTCCTTGAGTGACTTCCACTGCGAGACGACCTCGAGGTCTATCTCTGTCCAGGTGTCGGGCCGGTCCTCGTCAAGGAGGCGAACCGGGGACCGTCCCGACACCAGGGCCATGTCCAGCAGGAGTGCTAGACGCGGCCCGATTTCGTAGGGCGGATCGTGACATCGCCCGACGAGTTCTGCCAGCTCATGAACGCGTTGACGAGCTGGTGGAGCTGTGCGCCACCTACGATGGCCTGCGGGCCACCCTTGGAGGATACAGAAGCACCGGTCGTGACCAGCGGCTCGGGCTTGATCCACTCGTCGTCGTGGGTCTCGTCCCAGTCATCCGGCTTGACGGGGTCCTGGCCGTAGAGGCCCAGGAACACCTTCGGGAGCACCTTCTCGTACTGCTCCAGCGGGGTGAGGTTGCTCTGCTTCATGAGCATGCTCCACTCCGCCAGCTCCAGCTTCGAGTACTGCACCCAGATGAGGCGCTGCGGAGGCTTGAGGGCCTCCACCTTGTCCTCGAGCTGGGTGATGTTGTCACTGAGGAAACCCCCAGCGATGGTGCTCATGGCCTTCGCCTGGAGAAGCTCCTGCTTGGCTGCCTCGTACTCCGGGGAGTACTTGGCCCCGAGGTCGACCTCGAGGGTGAGCACGTCCTGACGACGCTCCTCGACTGCCTGCATGAGCTCTTCGTAGCTGCTGAATGACATTTCTGTATCCTCCTTGGATGTGGCCGGGGCTTACGCAGCCGCGATGGCGACCGGCTTCTGGGAACGGGCCAGCACAGTCACGTGTGCCGTGATCGCGACGAACGTGTTGTTCGCCTCCGCGGGATCGATCGAGGTGATGATGACCTTCCAGACCCAGACGAACTGACCCGTGGTCGGGGCAGTCTCGTGGGCCAGGCCATCGCGACGCCAGATGTACACGACATCGCCGATGTTGAGACCGTTGATGAGGTCCTCGTCATCCTGGCCCGTGGCCTTGATGAGAAGGTCGTCGATGCTGTGCGTCGTGCTGCCGGGGAGCTGCTCGCTGGCCGGGTCGCAGAGCCAGTCGATCGACTCGCTGTCGGTGCTGGACGTGCCGTTCATGGTCGTGATCGAGCAGTCCAGGCCGATGCCTGCGTCGATCTCGGCCAGCTTCGGCGAGTTGATGTCGATGATGGCCGGAGCCACACCGACCGCGACGTTGCCCCGGCTGATCTGCGTGGCCGGGTTCCACTGAGTGAGAGGCATATCCTCTTCCTTCCTTACTTGGAGTCCTCGGTACCCGGCTGGGTCCGCGGTGCCGGGGTCGACTTCTCGACGACCTCGGAGATGGGCTCGGGCATGCGGGGCACGTAGGTGCGCACCGACTCCCCGACCTTCAGGTCTCGCACCTTACGGTGGAGCTTCGGGTTGTAGTTCTGGTCGGAGAGGGCGAAGTGGATGCCGCTCTCCTTGAGCTCCACGACGATGCCGTGGGAGCTGGGCTTGATGTCGCTCATGAGATTCCTCCTGTAGTGAGCTGGATGGTCACCTGGGACTCGTAGTGACCCTCGACTGCGGCTCCTACGTATCCCATGCTGGTGTCGAGGGTGGATCCCGCGACCCGCTTACCCTGGGCGGCAATGACGACGTCCTTGGCAAGATTGAAGCTGGCCTCGACACTCCCGCCTGCTGCGTAGAGCGCGAACTGATTGTCCCAGTCCAGGGCCGACCCGTTCAGGGCTACGTTCTCGTGATCGATGATCAGAGGCCGGTTCACCACGTAGGGAACCTTCGCATTCGTCGGCGCGTACCCGTCATACACGGTGACGCCTGCTGCCCGAACCACGTCGCTGATGTCGCTCATGCTGACCATGATCAAATCCCCAGACTGTCCGGGTCGAAGCCCATGTCGGCGACCTGACTGCGGAGGAGGCGTGCTGCGGTGAGGTCGAAGGGCCGTGCTGCCACGCGGGAGGTTCCCCGAGCCACATAGACCGCGTAGTTGACGGTCGGGCCGATGAGGTAGGTGTCCTTGCCTGCGGTCTCGGCCGTGGTGCTGTTCAGCATCGTGCCAGTGTCCACAGCGTGGACGTTCTGGATTTCCTTCTTCATGATGCCGACGCCGACCTGGGCGAGACGGCGAAGCTCGGTGCTGCCGACAGGCTTGCCGGAGGCCTTCGCGTAGCGGGTAGCGAGCTGGCCCATCGTGATGCTCATGCGAGTGCCTCCTTCCCTTCCTGGTTGACGACGGTCGCGTCGCTGGCCACACCCTTGCGGATCAGCGCCAGACCGTTCTGGCTGAACTTGTCGAGGAGGAGCACCTTGCCGACGAGGCTGGGCTCCTGGACGCAGGCGAGGACCTTGATGGCCTGCCCTGCGGAAATCTGAGTGCCCTGGCGGACCTTGACCGAGTACGTGTTCTCGACACGGGACTCTGCTGCGTTCGCCAGGGTGGTCGTCTGCACCAGGCCGGGGACAGGCTCGCCCACGGGGGTCAGACTGCGGGTGACGTTGTGACCCACGGTGACAGGCTCTCCCACGTCCATGATCTGGATGGTGTCCATGAGGACCAGCTCCAGCAGGCGGGAGGATTCAGCTAAGGTCTGTGTCGACATCGCCGTAACCATGACCGTATCCTTCCATGGGAGTCTTGCGGACGTGAGCCGTGTCGGGGATCGTGACCCGCTGGAGAACACCGTTCCCCGTGGCTCCGCAGATGACGCTCTGCGAGCGGTAGTAGGCTGCGAGGGCACGCCAGTCGGGAGCGTCAACTGCGACTGACGTACCCTCGCTGGAGGTCTGACGAACCACGGGCTGAGCCATCAGGAATCCGATCAGCGTGAGTGCTGCGAAGTAGACGTCATACGTCACCTCGTAGCCCTCTTCGCCCGGCCAGATGCCGAAGCTGTCGGGGACCTGTGCGCCAGTGAGAGCCGCCTGCTTCTGCGTCTCCGTCAGGAGCGCGAAGCCGGGAAGGTTCTGCAGCAGCGCGTTCAGCTCATCCATGGTTGTCATCTCTCCTTGATGTGGCCGGTTCAGTCGGTGTTCGACGTGAACTGCGACGCGAACTGGAAGCTCGGCATGTAGTACTGCTCCGCGTGGTCCTGGTGGTACGGAGTGGCGATCGGGTCGCCGGGGTGCCAGAGCTCGAAGCTGTACGCGTAGTTGCCCGTGGCCGGGACCGTGAGGTACTTCGCGACACCCTGCTGCTCGTCGTTGAAGGTGACACTGGACACGATGCTGCCAGCGCTGTTCCGGAGGTAGACGGTGACCGCGTAGGGCAGGTTCTGCCAGTGCGAGCAGAGACCCGTCCGGTTGAACTGACTGGTGACCCAGTTCAGTGTGATCTTGTTGGAACCGGCGACCATCTTGCGCCAGGTGTAGTAGTGCTTGATGGAACGAGCGTTCTCGTGAGCACCCCAACCCCCGTTCAAGACGACGTTTGCGATGAAGTTTGCCATGCTGGATTCCTTCTTTGTCTGACAAGAGGGGCAGAGCAGGACCCGCCTACCCTGCCCCTCTTGGAGTTGTCACTCGGACTGGTCGTCCGGTGCCTGCCCGCTGGCCTCGAGGACCTCGGGGGTCTCGACCTCGACGGCTTCAGCGGCCGAAGCGGCCTTCACTGCCTTGATCGCGTTCGCACCGGCGAGCTCAGCTGCCTTGGCTTCGCCTCGCTCGTCGACGAGACGCTTGAGGGCTGCCGTCTTGCTGGCCTCGAACTGCTCCGCTGCCTTCGCCTTCGCCTCCCGACGCTGAGCGTCCCACTCAGCCTGGGTCACCCGGCTCACGGGGTCACGTCCGGCGTGATGACGGCGAACGGGTAGTCCGTGACCTCTCCGCCAGCGGTCGAGAAGGCGGTCGAGTAGGCCACACGGAACTTGAACCGCAGCGCGACCATGTCCTTCTCGGCGAGGTTGATGCCGCCGATGGTGGCCTCCGTCAGGAGCTTGACCTGGACATCCTCACGGATGCCGAGCAGCACCTTCGAGCGGTCGCCCGCCAGGAGCACAGCGGTGTCGCGGTCCCACGACCGGTTGCCGACGTACATCAGGTCCTGGCCGTAGATCTCCGCGGTCCGGTTGTCCGAGCGGACACCGTCGAGGTAGATCGGCGCGTTGTCGGCGTCACGGAGACCCCGCAGGCGGCGACGCAGGAAGCGACCGGTGAAGGCCACGTTGACGTCGAACTCGTCGTCCTCGACGAAGCCGAAGGCCTCGTTGATGTCGTCGGCGAGGTCGATGCCCGTGCCGTCCGCGATGGTGTTGCCTGCGGCGATCGCACCGGGGATGAGGGCCGGGTCGAGCCAGGTCGCGGGCTTGTTGACGCCGAAGAAGACCGCCTCGTCGAGGACGCGACCGAACTCCTGCGACACCAGCGGGCGGACCTCGCCCCAGATGTCGAAGCGGGTATCCGCGATGGTGTTCTCGTGCACGGGCACGATCACCGCGATCTCCTCCGCGACGAGGTTCTTGCCGGTCCAGGAGACCTTCGACGTGGGCTTGGTGCCCGTGGCCGCGCCGGACGTGTCGTCCGTCACCCAGCCAGCGGTCGGGAGGGCCGCGAGGACGGGCATCGAGACCGTACCGGCCGACATCCGGATGGAACGGAACGCGCCGAGCGCGGCCGAACCGGAGGTCTCCGGCTTGATGATCGAATCGAGTTCCTGGGTCGCCAGGAGGGCCAGTGCATCGGCCCGGGAGATGTCAGCCATGTGACTGACTCCTTTCTGGCCCGAAGGCCGATAGGTGGATTACTTCGTTCCGCGGAATGCTGCGCGGATGAGGTCGTTGGGGTCGTGCTTGCCCTTGCCGGTCTCGCCTGCGGGTCCCGTGCTGAGGGCCGAGGACGTGGCGGAGGGGTTCGCCTTGTGCCAGTCCTTCACGAGGTCGGCCACATCCTTGTCGGTCTCGAACAGGTCCTTGGTGAAGGTACGGCTGTCGAGCGCCTTGGAGATGGGTCCGCCTGCTTCCAGGAGGAAGGACTCGAGCCGGTCGTAGCGCGTCTGGAGCGTCTCCAGGGCTTCCGTGGTCGGGCGCTTGCCCAACTCCTCCTCGAGCTTGGTCACCTGACCCGACTTGGCACGCAGCTCGGCCATCTCCGACTTGAGAGTGGCGATCTGGCCCTTGTAGGCACCGAGGGACTTGACCAGAGGGTGGTCGTCCGGGAGCTTGACCGGCTCCTGGGGTTCGGTCTGCTGCTGCTGGCCTCCGTTGGCTCCCGTTTCGGGAGTGGTGCCCTGCTGCTGCTGATCCTGCGGCTCCTGACCCGACGTTTCGTCGGTGGTGCCGTTTTCCTGCGATTCGGTAGACATTTCGTCCGCCTTCCTGTAGTTTAGCGTATGAGACCTGCGGAAGCAAGCCCCGGTTCTTTCTCGGCGAGTCGCCTAGCGGTGCTAGGAACCCGATCTTCCTCCTTGGAAGCTTACAGTCGTGCCAGGGGCACGAGTACGTTACGCAGCTTCTTGGCACTCAGTCGTGCTTCGAAGTTCTCCGCGCTGATCCTGCTGGTGGTCATCTGGCTAAGCTGCCAGCGGCCCTCAGCGAAGTAGAGGTTCGCCCAGGAGTAGTCCCGGACGCTGGTGCGGCTGAAGGTGGTCCCATCGGGAGCCGTTGCCACGTAGGTCGTTGCGGCCCGCTTGCCCTCCTGCTGGCTCGCCAGGGTGGCCGGGGCTATGGGCTGGGTCTGCTGGGTGCGTTTTGCCGACCCCTGCGACGGCTGAGAGGCGGTCTGGCTCTGTGTGGCCATGCGTGCTGCCCGACGCTCGAACCCAGGGTCCCAGAAGATGGTCCCATCTGAGGCGATGGACCCCTTGTACTTGACGTTCTGGGGCAGGGTCGGGAGCAGGGTGCAGCGACCGTTCGGGTGATCCCTGATGCTGGAGTACTCGACGACCAGGCCGTCCCTCTCCTTGCACCAGGCACAAGTCCTCGGGCCGAACTCGACGCTCCAGAGCAGGACCAGGTCCAGACCCCGAGTGCTGTCCCACTGGTTCTTCCAGTAGGCCGAGACGGTCTCGGTGCGGGCCAGACGGTTCAGCTTGTAGAAGCTCCGCTCCAGCCCTGCCCGCAGCATGGCCCGTGCCATGTCCGTCGCCTGGAGTCCCGAGGCCACACCAGCACGGACGGCCGCGAGCTGCATCTCGTCGTAGACCTTCCCTGCGTAGGGCGACAGCTCGAGTTCCTTGGGAGCAGGGAAGTCAGCGAAGTGGCTGCCCAGGCGAGCGATGTCCCCACCGAGCCGAGCGATGAGTGCAGTGCTGCGGCGACGGAAGGTTGCGATGTACGCCTCCATGTCATCCTCGTGAGAGGGCAGGCCAGCCACCCAGCTCACGTACAGCTTCCGCAGCTCACGCTCGAGCTTGCCGGTAGGGACCGTGCCCATCTCAGCTCACCTTCGCCTTCTGTCCGGGGTTCGCACCGTAGGCTGCGACCTGACCGGGGGTTGCCACGAGGCCAGGCTGGCCCATCGCGGTCATGTCGGTCGGCTCGCCGGGGTTGCCCGTGGCAGGCAGGCCACCCTCCTCTTCCTCCTCGTAGTCCTCCAGGTCGACGCCAGGGGTCACAACAGAGGCGATGTACTTGAGCGGGTAGCCCATCGTCGTGAGCGCGACACCGTGGGCGTCCAGGGCCTCCTGGAGGAGGTCGTCGGACTCGCCCCAGAACTCGTACTCGTAGGTCACTTCCGGCTCCTCCTCCTGGACCTCGATGACCTCGCCCTCGGGGGTCTGGCTGTCGGCCTGCTCTTCCTTCTTGCCGGTCGGCTCGATGACCTCCTTGGTCTTCTCGACACCGAGCAGGTCTGCCAGGTCCTCGAGGGTCGGGAGGATGTCGTCGCGCATGCGGCTGACCTTGGTCGAGAAGCGCTTCGTCAGGACCTTCAGGGCCACACCAGTCGGCGGGACACCGCTGCCAGGCTTGAAGTAGTGAGCCGGGATGCCGAAGGACTGAGGCACCTTGTCCACGATGCTGTCGTGGTAGGCGATCATGTCCCCGATGGTGGGAGGCTCGAGCTGGCCGAAGGGACCCTCGCTGCTGCTGGTGAAGATGCGGGGTGCCGAGCTGTCCTTGCGCTCCTTGAGGGCCTCGTCGACTGCGTCCTTGGTGGCAGGCAGGAAGGGGTTCACGGGAGGCATCTCGACGTTCAGCAGGTACCAGAAGGGGCGAGCGTACATCTCGGCCACCACGGTCTGGTCCAGGATCGAGTGGTTGAAGCGGTCCTGGAGTGCTGCCAGGGTTGCCCCGAAGCCCTTGTCGTCCAGGGCGAAGCGGAAGAGTGTGTTGCCCGTGGTGTCCTCGTGGTGCGTGTAGCCCTCGGTCGTGGCAGGGCCGAAGTCCTCGGGGATGTCCTTCTTGTAGAGGCTGGTGTTGCCATCGCTGTCTGCGAAGACGACGTTGTCCTGCATCTCCTTGAGGTTCCGGGTGAAGATAGCTGCGATGCTGAAGCTGCCGTCGCTCATCATCTCGAAGTGCTCGGGGAAGCTGGCCGTGCCATCCCGCAGCACCAAGACAGGAGCCGCTCCACGGCAGAGCAGGGGCACGAGGGTCTGGGCGAAGGGCTTCAGCTCCTCGGGCATGGGGATCAGGCTCTCGGCGTAGAGGTCGATCACCGCCTTGAAGATGTTCTCGCTGGTGTTCTGGTCCTTGAGGCCGGGGAACGCTTCCTCGACGTAGGTGTTCCAGGCCGCACCGGCCAGCTTGAACGACATCTTGCCGTTGTAGTACGACGTGTACGTCGGGCTCTTCTGGAGGAGCAGGTGGCTCTGGAGCTTTGTCATCTCGGTCATGGCCTGGGTCCTTTCTTATCGAGTGTGGCCTGGTGTTGGAGGAGGGGTCCAGCCACACTAAGCGACTGGACCCCGGATGGATCACCCGTACAGGATGTCACCCTTCCAGGTCGTGAACTGGTTCGGGTTGTAGGGGTTCACGTAGAACGAGTCGACGCCCATCCGGATGTCGATCGCCTGGCTGTTGTTGCCGTACGAGAACATGTACACCCAGTTGCCCGGCTGACCCCACGTCCGCGAGACCGTCCCCGCACCGACCTGAGCCTGGCTGCGGTTCCACATCCGGACGATCGACGAGGCGGTGCTCCACTGGAACCCGCTGATGTCGATGTCCGTGAAGCGGAAGTAGATCGCGCCGAACACCGGGCGATACGTGTAGAAGTTGGCATTGACACCGGAGTTCTGCTGTCCGATGAGATGGTACTCTGCCATGTTGCCCTTCCTTTCTGGCTCCAACAATCTGTTGGTCACCCCTAGTTGCCCATCCGGAAGTAGTCCTGCTTGCCGTTGTTGACGGCCTGCGTGAACGCGTCGACATCGTCGTCGTGCTTGCCGAAGGGGAAGTCCCTGAACTCCTGAGCCATGCGCTCGTCGTAGACCGTGTCCAGCCAAGCGACGTTGCCCTGGTCCACCGTGGGCTGAGCTGCCAGTGCCCGGACTTCCTTGCTGCCGCCTGGCTCGACCGGCTTGATCAGCGCGGCCCTCTTGCGAAGGGTGTTCAGCATGGCTGCCCCGTTGGCCTTCTTCTCGACGTAGATGCGGCTCGTCTGAGGCCACTTGGCGCTCATCCGCAGCACGGCAGACACCGACTCAGTGAAGGTCAGGCGCTCATGCACGCGGTCCACAAGGATCCACTTAGTACCCCCGATGACCACGTAGACGTGACCGGCCACATACGAGCCGTCTGTCTTGCGACGCTTGCCGCTGGTGTCGATGTCGCCGAAGGTAAGGTCCCAGGACTGGATGACCAGAGCGCGGTCCAGCGTGAGGAAGCTGCCTGTGCGCTGATCCTGGTAGATGACCGACTCGGCCGGGATGACATCGATCTTGTCGACGTTAAGGTAGCTCCCGCCAGTGACCTGAGGGTCACCCTGATAGAGTGCCTGCCACACGTAAGTACCGACAGCGGCCTTGATGAGCTGCCAGGACTTCTCAGAGCGGTTCTGCACTGACGGGAGCCATTCCCCGATCTTGCGATCCAGAACATCGTCGTCATGCGATGCCTGTGCGGGGATATTGATGTACTCCGCGTCCAAGGACTTCACCACGTGAGCGATGAGGTCGTCCTTGTGCCAGCGGGTACAGATCACGACGATCTGGCTCAGGTTGCTCATACGGGTGAGCACCACGGAGCTGAACCAGTCGACAGTCGTTTCGCGGATGAGCTCGGACTGAGCCTCCTGCATGTCCTTGATGGGGTCGTCGATGACCGTGAAGTCAGAGCGGAAGCCCGTCATGGCGGAACCTCGACCCGCAGCAAGCAGGCCTCCACCTTCCTTGGTCTCCCAGCGCTGGACGTTAGACGATCCTGCTGCGAGCGGAGTCCACTGCCGCACCAGCCCTCGGACCTGCCGAGACACTGCGTTCGCACGTGCCTGGCTGTACGTCGCGTAGACCACCTTCAGCCACGGATTCCGGACGAGCTGCCAGGCGATGTAATGGACGATCCACGTGGTCTTCCCTTCCTGAGGAGGCGTGGAGTAGGCCACACAGCCGAGAGGTGTGTCCAGCGCGTCATCAGGCATCGAGAGCGTGAGAGCCTCGGTAAGTGCCGATTCGCGGATGCCGGACGCCAGGCAGAACGTCGTGAAGTCAGCCTCGACCTCCTCGAACGTGTACTCCTTGAACTCGGAGTCCAGAAGCGACGTGCTCACGATGCAGCCTTACTGACCTCGGCGACGACCTCGTCAACCGGAAGACCAGGGAACGCCTTGAGCAGACGAGCCGTCTCGCGAGCCGTCTGGATACGCAGGCGCTTGACGTCGACCTCGTCCGTGCCACCCTGGACCTCGTGGAGCAGGCGTGCGATCTGGAGGAACTCCATCTCTGCCTTGTGCAGCTCCTGGACCCACGGCGAGACACCACTGCGACGCGTCCTGGTCTTCTGCGTTCCGGACTTCGACTGCACCGTTCCTTCGATGTCGTAGTCAACCACGACAGAGGTCTCGAGCAGCGTGCCAATGTGCTTGTTCGGATCGATGCCGAGCTCGATGCGGAGAGCGAGGATGTCCGTCAGCTTGTTCCGCGCGAGCTTGGTCAGCTCATCAACGATAGAGATGCTGCCAGCCTCCGAGCTGATGCCCCACAAGGTCACTGCCTGGTCTGAGACCTGGGCTCGCTTGCTCGCTCGGAGACTGGCAGCCGTGCCACCACCATGACTCTTACACACGGTCAAACCGGCGACTGCTGCGCGACGGCACCGGGACCCGCTCGTGGTAAGTGCCTGACAGCGCCGATCACCGGTTCCACGCGGCTGGCTCGTCTGGCTGGGCATGCAGACAAGCATAGCGGACCGCCCGAGACCCGCGCAAACGGGAAACAGGCGGTCCTACGTGGCTATTCAGTTGGCCCTACTCAGAGTAGGACCTGCGAGTGTGCTACACTCCGATGACTGAGACCGAGCCGTCGTCCCGGCGAGCCAGAGCCACGGTCAGCGGAGCCGCCAGGCAAGCCCAGTAGCGATAGTCCGTGACGCCGTCACCGACCCGTTCCTCCTGGCCGCTCAACCGCAGCACGTGAACCATCTGGTCTGCCCCGAGCTGCCGACGGAGGAGCGCCACCATCGACAACTCGGGAGCCTCACGGGAGTCGTCCTTCCCGCTGAAGCGCCTGGCCACAAGAAGCGGCATGCCCGTCAGCGGCATCCACTTCTCTGCCAGCGGGTCCTTCAGCGAAAGCCGAGCCTCGCCGAACTGAGTGTCGAGCACGCGCCACGTTGCGCGAACCCGGAACTGAGCCACCTGCTTCGTGTTCTGGTCGGGCAGGAGCTGGACGCGTCGGGTATCGTCTCCCGGGATCAATGCGTCCAGTCCTCTGCCGAGGGTCTGAGTTTCCATGTTGCGCTCCTTGATGGTGTGATGGTGGAACCGTACATCTACAACCTTGCCTGAAGTCCGGTCCCGGCACAAGCCCCAGAATGTCCCGGAACCGGACTCCCCCCATTAGCTCGAGTCCGAGATGTCCCACCGAGCATCCGGCCGAAGGATGCTCACTATCCCGGACTCGAGGTTCAGCGAGCGGGTCCCATCCAACTCGCTGAGGTACTTCATGTCACCCTCTGACCACACGAACACCTCGCCACCGGGAGTTGTCAGGGACACCGGAAGGTCGAGGTCGAGCATCCTCGAGTGTGTGCGGACTCCGCTGTGAATCAGCTGAGTGCAGACACCACTGTTGGGGTACAGGCTGGGCATGTGCCAAGTATACCGCAGCACCCAGGCATGAGCAAGCCCGACTGTACCTCCCAGCCAGCAGCGAGACACGCGGGCAACCTAGACGGTCCGCCGGACTGCGTCATCGTGCCCGAGCGCGCCGGAGGCGTGAGCGAGGGTACGGTGCGGGAGAGCAGCCGAGCGTGTTAGTCGGCCTGCGGGGCGAAGCTGTTGTTGCCCCTGCCATCTCTCCCCTCGCTTACTCCTTCGGAGTAGCTCGGGTTCGCTAGAGGTGTTTTTATCTTCATTTAGGCGCGAGCGCGCGTTTACCTAAAAAGGACCCGGAGGGTGGATAATCTACTTGTGCCCAGGCCACACGATGCGCTAAGATGGCAGCGCGGCCCATTCGGGGGACCGCGTCACAACTACAGGAGAACAGCATGGCCGAAAGCTGGACCGTCAAGCAGAAGCACCCCGACTGCTCACACTGCGAGGACGCTGCGGAAGCGGGAATCAGGTACGCGAACGAGGCAGGCCGGGACCTGGCTTCGTGGTACGTCTATCAGGGCCGCGAAGGCGGTGCGACGATCCAGCATGAGGCGACTGTGATCCGTCAGTCGTGAATGCGGACAAGCGGGCACACCTGCTGACCATGATCGAGGTCATCGACCTGGTCCTGGACGCCCAGACGCCGGATGTAGAGGAGCGTACCCACGACGCTCTCCGTGTGGCCATCCACGCGATCCGGACTGACGAGTATCACAAGCTCCAGAACATGCGCAAGCACGCAGGCAAGAACGCCTCGACGGACAGGCAGATCGAGCTGTCTATCCACTGCCTCATGGAGCTGGATGCTGCGGTGGAAGCCCACGAGGACCTGGACTACATCGGCCTCAAGAGGCACCTGCTGGCCTCATCGGTGACCGACGTGCCTGCTGCGAAGCCGGTGAAGAAAAGTTCGAAGAAGGGTTTGCGCTCCAGGACGGGTTGAGGTAAAGTTCTAAGTACCAACACACCACGCCTGAGGAGGCAATCATGACCAGCACCTTCGACTTCAAGACCTTCATCGACGAGGCCATCGCGGCATCGCCCATCGAGGCTAAGCTGACCCGCAAGGTCTACCGCGCTCTGCGTGCTGCGGGCAACCCCGTCGTGAAGGTCTACGACGGTGGCGAGTACGTCCCGGTCAAGAACGAGCGGGAGATGCTCGAGCAGGTGTTCAACCTGGACATGTCCTGGCTGTTCACCGAGAACGACGACTGGGTCATGCTGGTCCGCGGCAACGAGTGGGACCTCATCAGTGACTACACGGTCGCAGCTGAGCCCGACCTCCAGTCGGTGTTCGACTACATCGAGAAGCACGGGCAGTAGGGTTTAGCGTGGGGTTGAGTTTGGGTTTGCGCTCAACCTCAACCCCGTGCTAAACTTGAACTTACCAACACACCAGAGCCTGAGGAGGCTAACATGTCCGAAAAGAAGATCGACCTCATCGCC